CGTCCACCACAGGATTTTGGCGAGCGAGCTGAATCATGCGGTAGGACTGTCTGAGGAAGTTAAAGGCTTTTTGGCCCAGATCCTCGAAAGACCATGCATTAAGGAAATCAACTCTCATTTCCCCGGTGAAGAACGCGGTTGACGAGGCTGAAGTGGCCGCACTTACGAAGTAGACAAAGAAAGATCCTTGGTCCACGGTGGCGGCGGAGTTGTAAGTGCGTTCGATACCCAGGGGAACCACCAGATCGATGCTCTGCTGTTGACGCATGCTGTAGGACGACGAATGGTAACTACTAGCAATGAGACTGGCAGAATCGGTGAGGTGGGCTCTGTCGTAAAGGATTTCGTAGTCAGAAGAAGGGGAGATCATCGTGGCCCATTTGGAAATGGTCCCACCCAAATATGTATTGGTTGGTGATTCCAGGATTTCTGTTGACTCTACGTACTGAGCCACAGCTGCTGCTGTGGATAGATTGCCGCAGACCGAGTCCTTGGTGTTTCTTCCAATGATAATTCTGACTGAATTCGGTTGTGCGGAAGTGGTTAAACCAGTGGCGTGGAGCATACCCCTGACTCTGAGGTTGGTCAGAACGATGTGCTTGCCAAGACGAAGGTTGGTGCCAGTGCCGAGCGCGATGTGGGCGCTATTATTCAGTACATAATCATTGAAAGCAAGGCTGGTGTAGGTGGCGTCGTTATAAGACGGACCTATGGGCTGGGCATTCATTCCGAGGCTCAGGTAACACTCAGGTCTGGAAGCCGCGAAAGGCTTGAGACCTGGTCCTTGGCGACGTCCTGCGGTTTTCTTGCTTGCTCTCTTCTTAGGCATGTTGGTGATAAATTTCTAACGGACTAGCATGGCGCACAATCTTTAGGGGAATCACTCCTCCTGTTCCAGGAGCTCCTGGAACGCCGGGGAATAGAATGCCTCCCCAGCTACGAAGTGCTCCTTCAAGGCGGAAATCAATGAAGCAAATCCGGGATAATATGCCTCGAGTGCCGCGTCGCTAGACGCGGCGTAGGTTACCGGGGTTTGTGGTAACAAGTAATTGGTTTTGTAATTCATCACAGCCACTCCTGGGTAGCAAACGTCCAACAGTTCGAGAACCTTGGGGACGTGAGAGAAGCTAGCCTTAGTGGAGAGGACCGTTGAACCATAGTTGGCCGTGTTGGTCAGATTCCAATTTAACTTGCGCAAAGCCCGGCCGACCTTAGGGGTCAGAACGACACCCTGCATCGAAGGGATAAAGATACCCGAATAGAATTCAAGTTTACCGGGTGGACAGACTTTTGGTTTGGTGTCAAACCCTAATGCTGTAAGGGTTTCCACGAATGAAAGGTCCACATCACCTTGTATAAGAACATCATCGCCTCCAGCTATAAGCCTGGCTTTAGGTGAGTTATGGCGGCTCAATGCAAAAGCGTGTAGTGCTATGTTGAGCAGTGTGTTTTCAACTGTGGTGTTTGGATGCCCGGTGGATCGCCGGGGTTCATTGGGCACCACGTGCAAGCCACTTCTGAAATAACAATTCATGTTTATGGACTGTTCCAAAGCATGAATTATATCGTTCGGGAAGTTGAAGTGCTTGTAGACTGAGAGCATTAGACGCATGTGCCAAGAGGTTACATGACTATCAAAGCGGCTCATGTCGGTTGAGATTCCTCCCTTAGTCAAATCCGGCCACTGCCCTATTTCTAAGACATTGAGACCTGGTGCGTAGACAAATTGAGAGTTTCGCAACTTGCGTCCGACGACCTTGGACAGACCGTGTAAGTAAGGCCCAACAAGGACCTTAAATACATCAGCGACTCCAGTTATAAGTCGGGGGCAGCCTTCTTCCTTCCACGTAATTTCTTTCTTAATGAAACACTGTCTCAAGGTGCAGTCCCTGTCGGTGCATTCCCTCATCTCAGTGTGTATTTTCATGAGAGGGGCACGCTTGGCTGGAGGGAAACGAGAGACCCAATCAGTGAAAGAAGTGGGTGTGAAAGTTTTTATTTCTCCGAACAATGTCATCCAGAAGTTAGGCAACCACTGCTCAAACTCCTTACACGTCATTTGGTCCCGAGGAGACAGGTCAGCGAAAGCCCTTTCGTTAAGGCACTTAACTACATTTTCAGTCTCATTCCCAAACACCACTGGCTTTGTCACCATATCGACCGCTCCGGAAGAAACAACGGTCGTTAGGGGTGGGGGTTTTGTTTGGGGAGGTTTGATAACTTTGTAGTTCCCATTAGATGGGACGTCGTCGTGTACACGGCTGACCAACACAGGCCGAACACGGGGGTGGACAAGAGCTTTGGGGCGGGTCAAATAACACAAGTTGTAGATGCAGTAAATAACCACACTCCACAGCGCTGCAAAGAACCCGGGAACGAGGCCTAGCCCTCTGCCTCTTCCCCATAACTCAACCACCGTTTTCTCGACGTATTTCACTGACTCTACCAGAACCGTGGGGGCGTCAATGACAGAAACGGAGGACCGGTATTTCACCAAAAACACCTTGGCTACTATAGCGAGTTCCTGCCGCGACACCACTTTCATACAAGCAGCGTCTTGGAGTAGTTGACTAATCAGTGCTTTCGGCACAACGGTGCCGCTAGGTAAAGCAAAGTTAGCCTCTCCATTTCGTTGGTCAACGACGTCCTTCCAGACCATGCTTAGCGGTCCGGACGGCTCCTCGGTCCACCTGCTAACCCTAGGTGAGTAGGATATCGAGTACACCGAAGTGTGCCCGAAAGTCCTCACTCGCGTAGAGACTAGCTGGCCATATATGAAAGACTTGTGTCCTCCTTCAGTTATCCAAGACGCGGTGTCGTGGGTGTACAGGAAATTGCATCCTTTTACCGACATCGTAACAGTCTTGTCTCGGACAGTGTACTCAGCTTCCCCGTGGTACCTACCTTGAGTGTTGTTATAGAAATCATGGATAGCTACCATGACCTCCCCGGTTTGACACAACTTATAGAACGCTTTTACCGGCAGATAATATGCCGAGTGTGTGAACATATAAGCCGTCGGTCTATGGCAGTCACACAGTTCGACTTTGTGATGACACCAATTAGCGACCCCGGATCTAACATACTTAGATAGCCTCGGAACATCCTGAGCAGAGAGGTTGGGACAACAGCTCCATATTCCGCTTCGCCCTAAAGACGAATGCCGGACGGGATTACCTCCGGCGTCTAAGATCACCCCATCTACAGACTTCAGACATTCATACATGTACTCCTCTGCTACCATGCGTTCGATGTGGAGTTTAGGGTGGTCCGATGGGGGACCTTGACCACTTTCGAATTCAAGGTGGGGGGCAATTGTACCGCAGAACTTGGACAGGTCCTCTGTTATCTGGAAGGGTGTTTTCAG